ACTGTCTGCGCAGTCTACTTCGTAGCACTAATTTTTAAGGCGGGCGTGTATCATGAACGAACCAAGAATCTCATCACTAGAAAAAGACGTAGAAATCTTAAAAGTGACGATAAATCCACTCTTAGAGAAGATGGACAAGAACACGGAAGCAACAATAAATCTAACAAGCAAGGTTGGATTTATGCTAGAAAAGTTCGACAAAGTAGAAGCAAATCAAAAAGACCAAGAGGACCGCTTAATAGATCTTGAAAAAAAAGATTATGCCGCACAATCTGGCAGGGACTTGATCAGGCATTTCAAGTTTGCTCTTATCACTCTTTTGTGTGGCGGCATAATCAGCGGGATCGTTTTTGTGATTGGCTTATATTCAGAAAGAGCATAGGCATGATGAGCTTTAAAGCAAGCAGCAAAAAAGCAAGCAATTTCACAAAAAGACGTAGAGCACCAATCAAGAAAAGGGCAATAGATGGAAAGAAAAAAACAAAAGGCCAGCAAAAAATACGCAGACGGTACAACATATAAAGACTCAAAAGGGAAAACGAGAAAACGAATATCTAAGCCTGGCACAAAAAGAGGGGATAACTACTGCGCTAGATCTTCAGGACAAAAGAAGACCGAAAAAGTAAAAGTTAGGCGCAAGGCTTGGGGATGCAAGGGGAAAAAATCGGTTAAAAAATGAGTCGCTATGTGCGGCTTTTTGCGTTTTGAAATTTGGTGGTATACATTAACTAATGTAGACATTTGAGGAAACTTTAAGGAAACTTTGAGGAATGGCAAACAAAAATCCAAAAAATAAGATAACGCCAGAGTCCCGTAGTGCTATGAGATCAAGAGGGAAGAGCAAAAAAACGCTTATGTTAGATGCTATACGAGATAGCGTGCAAGGTGGTGAGCATGAATTTCTAAAGCGAGTTGTAATGATAGCCTTAGGGCAAGATGGCTCAGAAGACTCTAGCCCTAACGCGCAACTTTTAACTTTAGTCTTACAAAGAATCGAGCCCCCACTTAAATCGACTTTTCCGCTTATCGAGTTCGATTTTGACGAAAAAGCAAAGCCAGCAGAACAAGCCGCGCAAGTTATTAGGGCTGCTAGTGATGGGGTTATAGCTCCCGATATTGCTAATATTTTTGTATCTTCAATCGCTGCGATGTTAAAGATTGATGAAGTAACAGAAATACGAAAAGAACTTGATCAAATTAAAGAGATGCTAGGTGTAAATGAATAGCATCTTAAAAGAGATAAAGAAAATTAAGCCTCTTGCTCAATCAGTGAGTGGAACCTTAGAGCCTACTATCTATGGAATTATTGACGATGTTAAAAACGTAGACGGTGAATTAGTCCCTAACATCATTCGTAGATGGGAGGGAACTATAGGTGATATGAAACCTACTGATAAAGAGCCTACTGTACTTTTAGTTGAGAAGTTAGAGCCATTCATACTTAGGCATAAAAAATATAAATGTTTCTTTGGTGGTCGCGGTGGAATGAAAACACGTTTCGCTCAAAACACTTTAGTTTCACAAATACACTCTACAGGGTGCAAAGCTTATGCTCTGCGCGAGCGAATGACAGCATTGAAAGAGTCAATATACGCAGGTATCGAACTTACAATTAGCCGCAGCGGGCTAGGTGGTTTTATTTCTGTTCCATCAAAATGGGAGATTAGAAACGCGAACGCAGGAAAGTTTGTTTTCGGCGGTATGCAGAACATTATAGACATGAAAGGCGCAGCTGATTTTAAATACTTCTTGATGGAAGAGGCAGAAAAAACAAAGCAATCTACAATTGATATTTTGGGACCGACATTAAGAGATACAAAAGACGCGGAGCTTTGGTATTTGTGGAACACTGGCTCTAGTCAAGATCCGATGAGCAAAGAGTTTATTATTCCTTATCAAGCTGAGCTAGACAAGAATGGTTATTATGAGGACGATTTCCACATGATAGTCAAGCTAACATTTGAGGACAATCCTTGGTTTATGCATGACGAATCATTACAGCAGGAGCTAGACAAGGACAGGCAAAAAGTTAGCAGGGGAATTATGTCACAGTCGAGATTTGACGGTATATGGCACGGCAAGTTTAACGATGATGTAGCAAATTCAGTAATAAAAGAGGATTGGTTTGTAGCTTGTATCGATGCGCATAAAAAACTCGGAATACAAAAAAGAGGTGCAATTATATCAGCGTGCGACCCTTCAGACGTTGGAAATGATCCTTTCGGTTTTGTGACTAGGCAGGGAATTGTATTTACAAGAATTGATGAGATTGAGGGGGAAAACGGGAACCGTAAAATGGACTTGGCCTGTCAGCGAGCAATTCAAGATGGCTGCGATTCCTTTGGTTACGATGCAGATGGCCTAGGCGCTGCGCTCAGAGATAACGTGTCAAAAGCATTCAACGGGAAGCGCGTCTCTATTTACGCATACAAGGGATCAAGCGCAATGCACAGTCCTGATGCCGTTTTCAAATCTGAAACTACAGACATACAAAGCAGCGGAAAGCCACTACTAAATAAAGACGTATTACATAATAAAAAGTCGCAAAATATTATTAGCTTTGCTGAACGGGTTTTTAGGACTTGGGAGGCGGTAGTAGAAGGCAAGTATCACGACCCTGACACACTAATAAGCTTTGATTCTGAAACAATCAAGCCCGAGATGATAGAAAAGTTAAAAGCTGAAGCTTGCAAGACACCAATCAAGCCGGGTAGCACTATTCGCTTTTATACAAAAGACGAGCTCAGGAAAGGCGTTCCATTACCAAACGGGGCCAGATTAAAAATACCTTCACCTAACCTTTTTGATAGCGCGGTGATTTCTTTTGATAAGTCAAGTATAATTAACAGAGTTCAGCCAAGAATGCCAAGGTCATTAAATGCTATGGGTAGAAGATAATGTCACTAGATCACGAAAAAATCCTTAAACTACACGACAAGGCGTATACAAGAGGCCAAGTTACCAGAGAGCGAGCGGCAGACGATCTAGTGTTCTACTGGGTTACTCAGTGGGATGATAATCTACTCGGAGAGTCGCAGTTATTGTATAGGGGTGAATTTAACGTTATTCGCAAAGCCGGAAGACAAATCATGTCTGATTTAAGCGCGAACCCGATACAAGTTAACTTTGAACCAATCGAAGACACGGACGAGAGCGGCGCGGATATTATTGATGGCATGTATCGCTCAGATATGCGAAATAATCGCAGTCAAGAAGCAAAGAAAAATGCTTTACAAGAATCGGTAGTCTGTGGTGTTGGAGCTTGGGAGTTAACAACGGAATACAAATCAAACCGAAACGGAAGCAGAGAGCAAGTTATAAGGCGAATTCCAATTTACGAGGCAAATAATAACGTTTTTTGGGATCCTAACGCTCGCTTTATTGACAAGTCAGATGCGAAGTATTGCTCTTATTTAGCCCCTTATTCTGAAGATGGATACAGGGAGTTAGTAGAAGAATTAACGGGAGAGGAAAAGACAGACGCAATATCATTCGCTTACCCTGAAATCAGTTACTCGTTTCCTTGGCTAGGTGGGACTGATGAGGTTTATTACGTTTCACGCTTTTACTACAAAGAAACGATAAAAGTTAAAATTAGCATCATGATCGATTTGGGCGGCAACACGAAAGAGTTCGATCCGGAAGAGCTAAAAGAAAACGAAGACGACCTTATCAATGGTGGCTGGGACTTTGTAGCTTCTAAAGAGATATATCGTGACGTTGTCACTTTATACATCGTAAGCGGTGAAGGTATTCTCGATAAGCAAGTCATTGCTGGAGAGCATATCCCAATAGTTCCAGATTACGGTGAGCGAGCATTTATTAAAGGACAAGAACACTACGAAGGGGTCACAAGACTAGCAAAAGACCCCCAACGCTTGAGAAACTTTCAACTTTCTTATCTGGCTGACATTGTATCAAGATCGCCGCGACCAAAGCCTATATATTTCCCTGAGCAGATCGAGGGCTTTGAGAGCATGTATGAGGAATCAGGCTCAGAGAATAACTATCCATATCAACTGCAACACAGAACAAGCGCAGACGGTAGCGAGCTTCCCGGCGGGCCTGTAGGAGTATCTCCAGAACAGCCAATGCCACAAGCTCTAATCGCATCTATACAAGAATCTAGAGCAGCAGTTGAAGACGTTGCAAACCCGGGGCTGCCGCAAGACATTATTGATCCCGACACAAGCGGTAAAGCAGTAAACGCGATGCAGAATAGACTAGATATGCAGTCTTACGTCTACCAAGATAATCACAAAACCGCGATGCGCCGTGACGGTGAAATATACGCATCAATGGCAAGAGACGTTTATGACACTAAGAGAGATGTTGTATTGACGGCAATAGACGGAACCAGCAAAAAAGCGACAGTAAATGAGCCAGTTTTTGATCCCGAAACGTTCAACATGCAAACTAGAAAGGAAATGAAAACAATGGTTTTCGATGTTTACGCAGATATCGGACCTAAGTTTGAATCTGTCAAAGCGCAAAACAGAGAGGAAATAAAACAGCTAACCAACGCATTACCTCCGGGGACGCCAGCGCATACTATGATGTTAAATGAATACCTCACTATGGTAGACGGAGTGGCATTTAAAGATATTCGAGATTATGCGCGCAAGCAGTTGATCATAATGGGAGTTAAAAAGCCAGAGACACAAGAAGAGCAGCAAATGTTAATGCAGGCCCAACAAGCTCAAAGCCAAAAACAACCCGATCCAGCAATGATGCTAGCAGCACAGGCTGAAATGGAAAAGGCCAAGGCGCAACAAATGGAGCAGCAAAACAAACAAGCACAAATACAGCTTGATGCAGTAAAAGTAAAACAGGCAGGCGACAAAAATAATACGCACTTTGTAGACACACAATCAATAATCGAAGAGCGCAGAGCGACCACACTTAAAACTATGGCAGAAACAGAAAAGCTCACCAACGAGTCACTAGCTCAGCAAATGGATAACGTGATTAAGCTAAGGGGTAGTGCCACGTAATAACTGTTTAGGGGTATAAAATGAGTAATAATGCAGTAAATATCAATACAGGAGTAGACA